AAACAAAAAACCGCAATATCGTCGGCACGGGTCTTGGGCTTTCCATCAGTAAATCATTCGTAGAAATGATGGGCGGTACCCTTTCGGTAAAAAGCGTTTACGGGCAGGGCAGCGTCTTTACCGTTACCGTACCTGCCGTACTCGGCTGTATGGAAAAGATTGAAGAAAAGATAGCGATAAACGAAAGCCACACAATCCACGCACCCGACGCGAAGGTGATGGTGGTGGACGATACCGTGTTTAATCTTAAGGTTGTGTGCGGCTTTTTGGGTATGCTTGATATAAATTCCTTCCCGGTAAAGTCCGGAGAGATGGCAATTGAGCTTATCCAAAAAGACGATTATGACATTATTTTTATGGATCATATGATGCCCGAAATGGACGGCATAGAAACAACCGCGCGGATCCGCGCAATGGGCGGAAAATACGAGCTTCTCCCGATTATCGCCTTGACGGCAAACGCGATCCAAGGTATGCGCGAAATGTTCCTGGCGAACGGCTTCAACGACTACCTATCCAAACCCGTTAACACAGGTGAGCTTGTCCGAATATTGGAAAACTGGCTGCCACCCCAAAAAATCCTGACAAAATAATTTTTATGCGTTGACTTCAAGCTGCCGGACTATTTTCTCAATAATTCCTTGTGCCTTATAATCATTTTCTTGTGCTTTGCGGATTAAACCAACTAATTGTGTACGGGTTTCGCGTTCCGCAAACTTCGTTAGTTTCTTTTCGTGTGACATGCCTCTTTTGTCTTGGCTCATTAACGGGTGCATTTCCCACGCTACTGCTGAGAATGCAATATTCAAATACGCTGACGCCTTGTCGCAAAGTTCGGAAACTTCGGGGTGTCGCTCTCTAACGGATTTCAAATATTCAATGGCTGCTTGTCGTCCGGCGCCGACCATTATTTGCCCGTCTTGATGACAAGCGTACTTAGCTCTTAAGAGTGGCAATAACTGGTTTGGCGCAAAATTAGTATCATCATCAATTCTTTTTGCCCATGCGTTGTATGCGGCTTGCCCGCAAGCAATTTCGGATTTTTCATCATCAGATGCAATAAAATTATCATGGGTCATTACTTCCAAAGCTGTTCGCAATATATCGGCATCATCCGATAATGGCTTTTGCTCTTCCCCAATCGACATAAGCAGCGTCGTACATTTATTTTCCCACCATGATTTGGTGATAAAATATCCGTTTTCGTGGTAACGTACCCCTTTCTTAAACGCTGCGTCTTTTTGAAATAAACTCCATCCAAGCAACGTGTCGCCATCGTCTTTATAACCGGCAATGATACACGCTTCCGGGGGACCGACAATTCCTAAAGCAATAACGGGACGCCCGGCTTTGATTTCTTCACGTATGAAGGATTTGAAACCGTCTTTATCAGAATCATCACGTTTCAGCATTTTATAAGAGCGGCCGGCAGCTTGGAAACCACGTTCAAAAACTTTATACGGCTCCTTATAGGTAAGTTGAATATCATGCTGCCCTTCATCCCACTTGCTTAGATTCCAACGCATATTAAACGCGGCGCAGGATGCCGTTAATATAAAGGATTGGTCAATCTGTTGCCCCATGTAGTTTAAGCAATTGCGTAAAACGATGGGGAATGGCAAACTCCCCGCTAAACCGCCAAACTCCGGGTGGGGTACGCCAAGTAAAATACATTCATTTGACATAATATTATCTGTCCTTTCGGTTTTTGTGTTTGAAAATTCGCATGGGATGACGGGCGCAAATACGCCTTGTGTGAGCGCTTGCCTTCCTACGGCATGACCATCTTTTCTAAAATCCATCGGCGTTATTCCGAATATGCGTTTGAAAGCACGAGAAAAAGTATTGTACTCGTCAAACCCGTATTCGAACGCTATATCAATCAACGATTTATTTGTATGTGTTATGTTAAAAGCCGCGTTGCTCAAACGCCGGGTTAAAATATAACGGGCAAGGGTCATTTCGTAATTCGCCTCAAAAACTTCCCGTATACGCCTGTAAGATAATCCTATTACACGAGCCATTTCATTATAGGATATTTTCTTACGCACCCGATTTTCAACATACATACAAACCGAAGAAACAACCTGCCCGTAATCCATATTTTTTATCACCACTTCCGGAAGTACCTTTATAATAACGCTTCTCTTATCTCTTTGCTCTGCATTTTTGACCGATGTGTTAAAACAGTGTTAAATCGGTTTAAACAAAGACCCCGACCCTATCAAAAAACTGATAGAATCGGGGTTTCTTTCTGCACCCCCTGGGGCTCGAACCCAGGACCCATTGATTAAGAGGTATGCGATTTAAACGTCAAAAATGGCTTGTTTATAGGCTTTGCAGGCATTATTATTGCTAATTTCGTCTTTCCGTTTTTGCTATTTTATGTTGATTTTAGTGGCTTTAATATTTCTCGTTACCCCACTATTACCCCACTGTTTTTACTTCGCTTTTCCATGCGTGATATGATAACGTTCTGCACTTGTTCGTCAAACGGCATTCTATGGTTATCCGATTGATGATTGTTGACATAATCGTCGTACCTTTCACATCCACCGCAAGACATATATGGCCAGTCTTTGCATTTTTCACATGGGTATTGGTTTATTAGTTTTGTCATCGCCATCATCCTCTTTTATTCGTTTCATGTTGTATTGCTCGTAAGTTATTGTGTTTACGGCTAAGTCATCCACGGTTATTGCCACTTGCTTTATATAATGGGGTTGTTCTTTACCGACGTATTCCTTTGTTTCCATGTATGTCATTTTTTCGGTGTCGGGCTTGATGATACCGCGACTGTATCGGTAGATGTTCATCCCCGGCGGGTACATTTTAAGACGACCACCCTTTAGATATCGTTTGCTTATTGTTTGACCGTTTTCGGTTATTTCCTTGTCAATTACGCTTGTATGGTTGCCTATGTTATCTATTAACGTTTCGCGGTTTTCGTCTGTTATCTCTAAGTCGGATAAATATGCCGTTAGGTATGCTCCTATATTGTCCACTTCCGATATGTTCGTTATTTTCGTGAACCCGTGTCCCCACATGGGAGCGAGTATGTTGTTGTTATTTATATAAATACTTTCGCGGTTTGTAAATTTTATCAATACGTGACAATGCCATGCTCCACGGCCTTGAGGTTCGACTACGCTTAAATATTCAACATCGGGGTATTTTCGTTTTAGACGTTTAATGAATATTTTAAAATCATTATATAATTGTTTTGTATCGGTCATGTTTTCTTTATAGGTTAAGGTTACGAATAATTCATTCGGTTCACCATGAAAGTTATTATTTATTAAATGTCGTAATCTTTTTAATGTTCTTTTTGTGCTTTCAATTGAATGGCCGCGGTGTTCGCTGGTTTTATATTCTTTGATTTCCTTGGTTTCAAGGTTTATATATTTATTATCAGTTAGCTTTTTTATTTTGTTTAATCCTGTCGGTTCGTGATACATCGCCATGACTTCGATTATGTGATTCATCTTGGTTAATTTCGCTATCCAATTCATTGCAGGGGGTATTGGTTCGTGGATTTTTTTTATATTCGTGTGTTTTTCTAATTGATCCATTCCGTCACTCCCTTCAATGCTGATTTTTAAAACGGCCTAATGTGTCTATAAAATCAAGTTAATAAAGAAAGAGAGTAGAGCGTGTTTAACCGCCAAGGCGGGGTGCGAGCCCCGCGCGCGCAAGCGCTTGGCGCGGGGCTTCCGCGTGCCCGTGGTCGCCATGGCGGTCGGGCGTTTTCCGTGTCCGGTGCGGGGGGCTTTCGGCTACGGGTTTAGTGCGTTTGTGTTCGGGGTTTTTTGTGTCCGTTTTTGGCCAATGAAGGCACGGTATCGGCTTCCATATATTTCCATTGACGGGTCGCGCCCGTTTTGTTGAGCGGTGGCTTTGGTTTGTGCTTCGCACTCGGGTTTTTTGTTGAGCGGGTTACTGTCGTTTGTTGATGTTGTGTTCTGCGCGCGCTTCCGCTTACGACCGCACGCTGTGTCCATGCGTTTATTGTTTACGTGGGACGGACGCTAACGCGCTGGTATTACGTGGCTTCGGTTGCTTCGGTCGCGGACGGCTGGCCTTGGTTGGCTGGGGGTAAATGCAAAAAAGGATCGATTTACTTTAAGACATATCTTGGCTTACTTCCCCCTGCGGGCGATCCCCCCATATGTTCGGCTTCCCCCGTTTGGGATTACCATACCCAATCCATTTCGGCGGCGGTGGCGGTTAGGCTTGTTGCCGATTCGGGCCGACAGATATCGAGCCGTAGGAAGTATTCGCAATCGTTACAGCATCCTGTGCACTTTGTTTCTTTTTTTGTTTCTTCTGTCATTGCATCCATTCCTTTCATATATTACACATAATGTAGTCAATATTGACGTTTGTGGAAGCCGATCGGACGCGAGTGCGCCATTTGCGTTACACAATACGAAATCATTTCTTCCCTTTCATTCGGCGGAGCCACCCCTTCGAGGGGTTAGCGACCGCGTCCATGTTTGGGGTGGTGTTTTGCCGCAGGTCTTGGATTTCCTGCTGGGACATCATTCCTCCCTCCTTCATGGTCTTGGTTAGATTACCCACCGTGGCGAGGGTGTCATAGGCCGCGTAATCGGCGTCACGGACGAACCAACACGTTCGACGCATGGGTTTCAACAGCATGGGGTTGACGGCATGTTCCATTTCCCACGCGCTGTAGTAGTTTAAGCGTTGGAACCGCCACAACTTATCGCAGTCCACCACGTAGGAGGTTACTTGCCTTAGCATCGCGTCTACGTGTTGGAAGCGCTGGGTGGTGTAGAAGATTGATATGTGGTGGTGCCGGCTGGTGAGCAGGGTGTTGAGGAACAGCGGGTCGATATTCTTCTTAAATTCACGGCTGTTAAGCTGGACGCTGAACTCGTCACCGAGGACGAGGGTGATTATCTTTGTGTCGTTGTCGTCTTCTTCATCTTTATTGCGTTCGGCGCACAGGACGATTTGCTCCAATGACACGAGCTTCTCGTATTCGATTTTGAGTTCGACGTTAGATAACACCTTGACATGTTGGTTGACGAACTTCCAACGGCGCCAGCACCATACCCTTTTGCCGTTTGCTTGGTGGTACATGGATACCACGCGGTTAACCGCTGACAGGGTTTTGCCTTTACCGAACAGGCCCACGTATGCGACCATTTCGCCCGTTCTTACGTCGTTGTAACCTTTGCGGCGTATGTAGCCGTAAGCGTCCTTTACACAGTAGACGATGATCCGACCGAGGTTACTTAACGCGCATCGCATGGTGGGGGATACGTACAGGACGATCAATAAAATGATTATGATTATATAAATCATTCATCATCACCTTCTTTCGCGATAGTTGTTATCCGCATCCATAACATTAGGTAAATTATTAGAATCAACAAAATGACCAATAACGTGATCATCATTTACCTCCCTTTTTTGAAAGTGTACTTTCAATTACAGATTCCGTGCCCGGAGCAATTCAACTATGATGGCTTTGAGTACACCCATCACGCCCGTGAAGATACCGATGGCGACCGTTACCCTGACTTTGTAAAACATGACGCTTGTCATCGTTATGTTTTCGTAGTCAAAGTCCAAGTTAGCGACATCTAAGAAAAACTGTACTGCGTCCCTCATGGTTTACCTCCCGAAAAATCCTTTGATAAAGTTGATGAATAAAAGCATTATTACTATAAGCAACAGGCCCTCTGTTACGTTGTAGTCCTCTATCGGCGTTGTCGTGATGGGCCTGTGTTCGGTTACGGTTCGCAGGCTTGTTTTTTCGCCGCATTCGCTGGTCACCAGTAACGGCCTTTCCGCGTTGATCAACTCGTTTTTCGTATTGTTGATGATGGCGGGGAGTAGGGGCTGCGGCGGTAATTGATTACCTGTTTCGGGGCATACGTCTATGATCTCGAGGCCCGTTTCGGGGTCATGTGTGGGGCGGATAACATCACTGCCGTGTACGGCTTGGAGACGCCTTACGTGTTCATTGCGGAAAGCCGCATCGATTGCCCTGTTGAAGTAGGGTATTGCGCTGTTCGCGTCCGAGCCGAACGTTTCGCGCATGATGTCCCGCATTTCATCTTTAAGCATTTCGCGTATGAGTTGCAATGCCAGTTCGTTGATTATGATTTCCATCAGTCAAACAGACCTCCTATGAATGTAATGGTTAAACCGCCGAATACGAGGAACAGCCATATTTGCCAAAAGCTGACCTCAAAATCTAATACCGTGAAGGGGATACGCATAACCTCCAACGTGGTTTCGATAATTGCTCTAAATTCTTTCATCGTTGCTTTGCTCCCTTCATCGTCCTGTTACCCATTTAACGATCCCGATCGCCGCCATCAGACAGAAACCGAACAGTAGAATCGTGATAACTTCCTCGGGCAACATGGGAAACATATCGGTCACGAAGGTTTGGAAGCTGTCGATCCATTGGGGGACGGTTTCGAATGCGTAGTTAATGGGGCTTTGGAACATCGTCCGTAATATGTCTGTCATGGCGATCACCTTTTAAGTATTTTGATAACGCCGGCGGCCACCATCAAAAGCACCATGAACGCGATGGCCATATGTACTTCTGCGGGCAGTACGGCCAATGCCGTCGCTAGGAAGGATGTGTAGCCGCTTACTTGTTGGGGGATGGTTTCGAACAGGTTATTTGCGAAGGTTCGTATCTGCGCCCACCAGCTTTGAAAGGTTTCGCTCGGGGCGGTTTCGTCGCAAACGCAAGTGTCATCGCCGTCGCATACAGCCGGCGGGGGTGAGGGGGTGGGTTCGGGGTTTTGGTTGAAATAGTTGTGGTGGATGATGACCGTCTCGGCGGTTTGGCCGAGCAGGTCAGAGAGGTTGTCGGGGATGCGAAGCAGGATTTCGTCTAAGGTGCCCGACAGGGTGTGGATGAGGGCGTTGAGTTCGTCGAGGCGATTGAGGAGATTGGCTTCCATGAGGTGAAAGTCAAATGAAGGGTTGCTATTATATTTTTCTATATCACTTTTAAATATATAAGGCTCATATCGTATATTTGCCCCGATTCTTAATGTTGTGTTATTTTCCCAATAACCTGTTATTGTACTGTATACAATCCCTCTTTGTATGTTTTCTTTAATTATGTAAAACCCGTGGCACCTTACGTCCCACCATAAATCATTTGTTTGATTGGGTTCGACTTCTTGTTGTAAATAAAATCGTCCTCCTCTTCTTACGGTGTGCATTCTCGCATTACCAAACCTTATCAAGTCTGATATATATTCGATTCCGGCTAAGGTTTGCCATTCGAGTTGCCATGAATGAAAGAAATGTCTTTGATTAAAAAAATAAGGTATGCTTGTAACCGTATCTACTCTTCCTATTTTTTCAAATATTAATCTTCTTTCATTTGCCGTTAAATCATGAAATCCGTCAGCAAACACAGGTACACCATGATACAGCCCCATAAACAGATTATTAATAACATATTCCGGCACATGTATCGGGCCGGGGGTGACTTCCTCGCTTACACCGCGCCGACGAAAGAAATCAGCCGTAGCTGACCATATACCTTGCGCCGTTTGGATCGGTATTCTTGCAAATTGTCCCGCTGTGTTTACGGCTAATTTCGCGGCGTCTTCTAAGAAGTCCAACCAAGGGTACATTTCTTCGGATCGGAGCAGATCGCCCATCAACCCTACTGCGTCTTCCAATGTATTGAATGTAATGCCCCCGGCGGTTAACACGCTACCGATAAGGGTGTTTACTACATCGTCGGCCAAATCGATGCCGCTGGCTTGCGTACGCATAGGAAAAGCGGCGGAGATCATCGCCGTTATCAGTAGGGTTATGGTTAGTTTTTTGAGCATTTCGCCGCCGCCTTTCGTTTTATTTTCCTTTGAGGGTTCGAGCCGATTGTTTGAATATTCCGTATGTAATTCCGACAACGAAGGACGCCATGATGAAGCGCAGCAGGTCAACCTCCCATGCGGCGTTGAGCGTTCTTATGAAGATGTCGAGGATATATTTCACTTCCTGTACCATTGGGGGTGCTCCCTTCTTGATGATTGGGGCGAGGATTTTGCCCCCGCCCCTGTCGTTCGTTTTTGGTTGGTGTTTAGCGTACTGTGCGGCGCAAACGGCCAAAGAGCTTAACGCCGGCGCCAACGATGGCGAACATCATCAGCAGTACAAAGTACGGGTTGCCGAATACGATTTGGAATACCGTTCCCAGCACGGTTACGACGTGCTCCGTGTGCCCTACCAGTCGTGTCAACTGGATGCCCGTGGTATCCCATATCGAGTTCCATTGTTCGGAAAACCAGTTGCCGGGTCCCGATCCGCCCGATGATGCGCTTACCGTCATCGGGAACATTGTCGCTACGGCTATCAGTGCCGCTACGGCGACCATTAACTTCTTTTTCATGTCTTACTCCTTCCTGCGCGTTTCTTCGCGCGTGCCGTCTTCTCGACGGGATTATTGGGTTATGGATAGCCTTTTGGCCAAAGGTTTCGGGGGGTTAACGTACTGCTCGCTTCGCACGGCCAAATATGCGTAAGCCCATCACTACTACTGCCGCTCCGAGACATAGCATGAGGTATGTGTTCCCGGTGATTCCGTTGAACACTTCACCCATGACTGTGAATATGTCCCTTACCGCGCCGGTGATTGCGTTTATGCCGATTGCGGTTGTTTCTCCATCCATGCTTTGCTCCTTTCTGCGCGGGTTGCCGCGCGTGCCGTCTTCTCGACGGGATTGGGGGGTATGGGTTGAGCCCTTGGCCAAAGGTTCGTATGCGGCGGGGGTTGTGACCCGCTGTCCCGCATTACCCGAGGGGGTTCCCTCGGTCACTCTGCGTATGGGGGGGTTAGGCGGTTTTTTGTTT